TATGAGACAAAGCCGGCAGATAAAAGTCAAAGCGAGTTCGCCGGGACCACATGCGATTTAAGCCTTGCTGATAGTTCAAATCGGCGCGTACAGAAGCGATACCGATTATCAGGCAGTGTTCAGTAAAAGACGTAGTGAAAGCGTGCTGTGAGGCGCCGATGGTGCCATAGCCAGCCATATTACCCTGAGGTGTTTGCGCATAGGTTCCAGTTGGAGAAGTTTGCGGGACCGGAGTGATATTGACCGGCGAAGAACCGCCGCCCAGGTACTCAGGACGTTGAAGGCGCGCGTCAGGCGAAGTTACACCAAAGTGCGCCTTGATCATTTCGGTGTAACGGGTACCACCGCGAGCATCACGCTCGTAAATTTTCTGAATTTGGAAGGCCTGGCGGAGAGAGTTAATCGTCGCAGCGGAAGCCTGAGAAAGATCAGCAATAGCAGAAAGAGAATTAGAAGGATCGAACCATAATGGACTTCCAGCAACAGCAGCACCGTCAACAGGTGTCCATTTAACGTTGCCAGAAGAATCAGAAGAAAGAGGTCCGTGACGAGTACCACCAGATCCAGATTCAGTCATCCAAGCAGTGCCATAAATAGGCGCAGAAGTACCAAGAGGAATCGTTACACCCGGCCCTTTTTGAGGCCAAGGCAAGCAACTGGTGAAGTAGTCATGACGCTTTCCGCGCCGTTGCAGCATATAGATGGAAGGAGTGTCCGGGCCGTCACCGACAGGCACCTGTAAAGAATCCTGGAGGTTTTCGTCGCGGTACCATTCATTCCAAATGAGGTTATAGGCGCGATGCCAGAGAGCGGAATGGGAAAGGTTTTCAACCCCGGTAGGGATACCCATGTAATCAGAAAGAGAGCCGACTTCATAGCCGCCAAAAGGCGAAGTTATCTGTGGGACAAGGAAGTCGGTCGAATCGCCGGGGTTACGTTGTTCGCCGTTAAATTTTTGCCAGTTATCCCATACCAAACGAACCGGAACAGAAAAGAACTGCGTATCAAAAAACATATTGTCCATGATCGGAAAGATCGGTGTTGCAAGTCGAGCAAAGCAAGACATATTGCAAGAAAAAGTATCACCAGGCAGTGCTTCATCAACGAAGATGGGAATGAGATAACCAGCATCGAAGGTAGTTTTGTAACCGTGGGAACGGTCGAAGGTAGAACGAGGAATTTCAGCAGAAGGGACACGGCTGAATTGATGAGTCATAACTGATTTCATGATTAGGCACTCGCTTCAACTTGTTGGTCGATTTCCAGCTGGGCATAAGCCTTGAGAACGAAAGCATCGGCAACATGTTCAGGAACCACAGGTTCGATGGTGCCGGCTTCGTCATCAAAGGTGCCAAGATAGAAAAGAGAGAAATCAACCGCATGGCGGCAAATTTCGGTTTGCGGATCATTAGAGGCATATTGAAAGTCGCGCAACGCTTGTTCACGACGGATCGAGTAAAAAGGCAGACCAAAAATTTTGGTTTTTTTGTCGTAGCAGGCGAACATGAGTTTTTTCATTAGAGCGTTCTCGAAAGAGTTGAAGTTTGAGCCTGTTTTACCACTTCACGCACGAGCAGGCGTTCCCGTGTGTTGTTTTCCTTATTTTTTAACGCGCGCTTTTTCCTTTTGAGTTTAATTTGCTCAAGTAAGTCCGGATTTTCAGCTTCAAGTTTGCGATCGTAATACTTAGGTAAAGGCGCTTCCTTGCCACGTACAACTGTGGCATCCCGTCGGAAAAGTTGATCTCGGTATTGTTCATAGAATTTAAGTCCTATGCCGTGAGAGCAAGTGATGTACTCGGGTTGAAGGCGATAAATTTCGCCCGTTTCAGTATTAACGCGCTTGTAGTGTTCCAGGGCGCGTTCACCGGTGACTTTCTTCAAACAGTATCGGGCCACATATCCAGCTGATTCGTGGGTCGTTTGACCGATCCAACAATGGCCCAAGCCCCATATCTCATCGAGCGTTTTCGAAACGAAGATGGAGTCGCCGCGCTTATTTTTGCTGTGGGGGCGTTTGTCTGCGAAATCGATCCCGAAGAGGATCGCGTGGTAGTGCGGGCGTTCGAGATTTTCGCCGTATTCGCCGCAGTGGAAGAATTTGATCTTGGCGGAACCGTTGTGTTTGGCATGGTATTTCCTCAGTCGTTTCATGAAGAGCTGGAAGTCCCGCTTATCGAGGGAACCGTCCTGGGGAACGTGGAGCGGGTCGTACGTCAGGGTTAGAAAGCAGCTTAGATCGTGAAACTGCCTTTCGTGCATGATCCTTATGGCCCAAGCGCGTGACCGGTCCAAGCGGCACCCGATGCAGCCATTGCAGGGAATCTGGAGTTCGGAACATGCAAGTCCCTTGTCTTTAACGAACACCAGGGAATGCTTACCACTGGCGTTCGGTATTTTCGACTTCCACGCGGTCACCGGATGGAAGCACGGCATGGTTTAGAGCCGGATTCCGCCACGCATCGGCGCAGAACGGAAATTCTTTTTGTGGGAGAGAGCCGCAGTATTGCGGAAGAGTTTTTTCGACGAGCGGTTGCTCATGGAATGTCTTTTCATTGTGAAGCACCTCTAGAAGGAGAAGAAAAACGAGTAATGGAATCATATTTCCGGCCGTTTTCTTTAGGTTGGTGTCATTGGGTGTATAGACAACAAGGATACTATACACCCAAGACGGGAAGCTGCCTAGTCGGCAGCAGGTTGAGAGGCCGCTGAAGCGTCCTGTGAAGGCGCCGGCGGGTTGAGAATAGCGCGGGTCGCCTCGGGAGTGAAAAGGCCCATACGGGCCATTTCGGAGCGGTTGTCAGCGTCGCTGACAAAGCCGAGGAAGGCGGCCGGATCGTTACCGAACCGGTCGCGGATTTTAGAGGGAAGCTGGGAGAACATTTGATTGGCCCCAGCGATGACGTTCATATGCTCTTGGAAGTCCTGTTGAGTAACGTCCAAATATTGTGGGTAGGACTGGTTAATAAGCGGCATTTCGCCGGTGGACTGATAGCGAGCCATGATGGTGTTGATATCGGATTCAGCCTTGAAGGACTGATCCGTGTGTGGGGAGTTTTCAGGAAAGAGAAGATCGAGTTTAAGCTTTTCCGAAAGGAAAGAGCGAATGGTAGAAGGCGGAAGAAGTGGGGTGCGGTTTCCGAGTTGAATTGACATTTTGTGTAGCCTCCGGCGGCAGGTCAAAAAAGAACGGGAAAGGATTTCCCGTTATTTTTTGCCCTTTTGAGTGAAAGAGTCTTTCAGAGTTTTGATGATATTGGAGAGCCCGCCAGATAGGCCGCCCATGGCGCGGCCAGCGCGCTCTCCGATTTCTAGGATAGTGCCAAGTTCAGACGCGTCTAAATCGCCGCGCATTTTGGCAGATTTTATTTGCTCGTTCATAAGGCTCAATTGTTTAAGCGCTACCTCCTTTTGTGTATTTGTAAGTTGAGTGTTAGAGATTATTTGTTGTCGGGTAGCAGCAAGATTTTGGATAGTTTCATTGAGCACGAGCATTTGAGTTGAGTTGATAGCAGTACGAGAGCGGGATTCTTCGATCCCTTGATATTTAGCGGAAGTATCCGCAGCAGTGTTTTCAGTTTTAGCAGTTTGAAGAAATTGAGTTTGAGCCTGAGTGTTAAAGGCCTCAGTCATAGTTTTGAAGGCAGAGAAGGCAGAAGAAATAGCATTGCCTTCATTATAAGCCGGCGCATTGGCACCGGCAGGAGTGGTGGATCCCATACCACCAGTACCAGAGAGAATTGGATTTAGGCCCGCTTTGCGAAGATCAGCGACTTCGCGTTGATGGGCCGTTGAGGACATGCGTTCCTGGAAAGCCATTTGCATTTTAGCGTTAGCAATGGAAGCTTGATTTTGTTGTTTGATGCCGGACGTTTGGCCGAAGTAAGAGCCTAAAGCACCGAAACCGGCATTAATAGGGTCTTTATATTTAGAATAGAAGTCGAAGGCAGAATTACCTATAGACCCTAAGAAGTCGGTGAACCCACCGCCTGATAGATATGGCAGAGCCTGTTTACCAGATTCGCCAATCATATTAAGGCCGCCAGTGGCGACCGTTTTTGCAATGTCTTTAGCAGAGCTAAACGCATTACGAACTGGTGAAGTTACCTTTTTGACAACATTGGACACGCCTGAGAAGAAACCCATGATGTACTCCAGACGCCCCCCGCAGGGGGCGATTTTTTTTTAGAAGTGGTCGATTAGGCCGGGAACGCCATAGACCGGCATTGGCCGGGTACAACGAAGCTGGAAGTACGAGTCGAACAGAAAGTGCGGTTCGGTCGGCACAGCGATGCATCGATCCAAAGGTGGATTTTCAACAATAAAGGTTTCGTCGAGTACGGGAGCATTGGCGAAGTCCTGCGCAAGGTGCCATGCATCCAGCGGCTGTGCAGCTTGAGAGCGAAACAGTCCTGTGATCATTGACGGCTTGTACCGGTATTCGGCAAAGCGTTCCTGATAACCGAAAACTTTGTCATCGTCAGCGGGTACGCCAGAGGCGAAGATTTCCTTTTGAAGGACCGCTTGTTCGCCGATATGAGACAAAGCCGGCAGATAAAAGTCAAAGCGAGTTCGCCGGGACCACATGCGATTTAAGCCTTGCTGATAGTTCAAATCGGCGCGTACAGAAGCGATACCGATTATCAGGCAGTGTTC